ATGCCACTCCGTTAAAGCCCACGGAGCCACGAGCGCGGTACTCTTAACCGCTAGAGTGCACGACTGAGAATGGGCTCTCTGCCGTAGTAATGCCACTCCGTTAAAGCCCACGGAGCCACGAGCGCGGTACTCTTAACCGCTAGAGTCTGTGATAACCTAAGCCAATCACAAGAGACCGAAACATGTATGGGGCCATGCTTGCTTCAGCGCCTTCAGCGGCGCTTGACCACGGACTTGGCCTTGTCGACGGCCTCGCCCACAGTTGCCGCGAACGCGGCCAGTTTGGTGCGCTTCTTGCGCGTGTCACATATAGTGCTGGCGGTCGAGGACACCGCTTCGGGAGTGGAGGCAGCTGCCGCGAGGTCGCGATCTAAGACTGGCTCTGGGCCCCTTGCGCGGGCACAGATAGCACTCTCGATCACGTCCTCCAACGGCCTGAGCTCTCGCCCAGCAGACCTCTCCTCACGGCGGAATCGATACACGGCCCTCAAGCCGTTCCACACCAACCCCCACCGCCTAACCACACTGGCCCGGGCCACCTGGAGTCTCCCCCAGGTGCGATTCCCGTAACCCGTGATCCACGCAATGACCGCAGCTGCTGCATCCAGCTGGGTCCAAGCCCACCAACCACTCACCACCAGGGGTAGCGCTGTATACAGGAACAGCACCCACCCCCGCACCCTCGATCCCGCCCCTGTGAACCAGAGGAGCAGCATCAAGAAGATCAGGCCACATATCCACAATACCACCAGAGCCCCGGCGGCCATTGCGGCGACAGTGTGTGCCTGGGTGAAGACCAGGACTGCCAGCACCCACGACAGCACCGCGCGGAAGAGTGACAGTACCCCCCCCCGGTGTGAGACCAGGCGTGCGAGCAACGCGAAGCCGTCCAGCTCCCGGTACTCAGCCACCACCTGTGCAGCGCGCGCCACCGCTGCTTCAGCCCTAGCACCCGTATCTTTGAGCCGGGTGCCAGCTGTCGTGTACACCTCCATCGCGTGCGTCGCGGCACCACGGTAGAGGTCAGCAAAATGGGGAAGCTCCAGCGGTTTGTTGGGCTCCATGTTGAAGAAAGCCCTCTCAGCCAGCTTTTGGCGCTCCGCATCCATTCCGCACTTCTCGGCGACAATCGTTCTGAAACCCTCACAGGGGGAACAATTCGCCAGTAGCACGCCCTCCGAGAGGTCGTCGAACCCTCTCTCGGCTGCAAAGTACCCGGCCGAAGCGCGGTACCTCGCCCCCATGGTGCTACGCGGGTCCTTCATCTTGTCCAACACCTTGCGCATCTTCCCAGCACGCAAGACTGTTAGGCAGAACGGCCCAAGAAGAGGACAGTTCGGGAACGAGACGCAGTAACCAATGGCCTTGGCGGTCTGCATCTCCAGGTCATGCTTATTGGTGCTCTTGTCAGCGCCCATTATGGCGCTCAGCTTCGCAATAGCATCCATGGGGTCGTTCATCACGTGCGCCCTGCCGCAGTGCTTACACGTGATGATTTGACGGCTGCAGAAACGTGCTTCCTCTTCATCAGCACATTCCTCTGCCTTGATACGCGCCCCATGGTCCTTGGTGGCCTGCGCGACCCGCAAGGGGTCAGCCTCCAAGTCCCGCAGCAGTATGCCATCATCTCCCTCGAAGATAGCAGACCGCAGGTACCCCCCCGCGACGAATTCGGACGCTGCCTTTCCCATCGCGTCCATGGCAATGCCTCCGGTGATGCAGACATTGCAGAAATAATTCGCCAACGAAGTCCACGCGGAGCCGCTGTGCCGTATGTTCACATACTGCAACTGCAAGCCCCCCGCCCCCGCCACGGAAGCCATCACGGGTGCTTCCGCCTGGTTAAAGACGTAACGTACCCGATCCTGCATACTGACCGCCATGGCGCTCATTGCCTCAGCGATATACTCGCGTCTCTCCCTCGTCACCAGAGACTCGAACGAAGTATAATCCTGGACGGATTTGGCCATACCGTCCCGGAAGTTCTTGACGAGCTCAATGAACTTGGGCATCGTCAGTCCCTTCGCTGTGCAACCGAGATTCTTCATTGCGGAGAAGAATCTCCACTCGACCTGGGCGGTGGCCCCCGCCTCCGCCCCGCGCATCCAGTGAGTGGGCACGGCGATGTAGCGAACGGCTTTCTCCTTGACGGCCGGGTAACACTCATCCTTTACCATGGCCTTCAACTTCTTCCGCTCCTCCTCGAACCGCACCTTGAACGACTCCATGGAGTTCGTGAAGAAAGCGCGGATGCCCTCCAGGTATTGCGCTCTCTCCTCACGGCTCCACGCCGACTTTACCCCTTTCTCGTAGACCTCCTCTACGGTGGGGAGCCTCACGTCGCCCTCAGCATTCCCAAGATTCACAAGTACCTGGGCTACTTCTCTCTCACTGTCCAAAGCTGCCGCAGTGACAGGCATATCGCCAGGCGCGATACGCTTGAAATACCCCACCAAAAGGTTCCAGGGGGTACGGGCCGGGTACGCAGCAATGACACCCTTGATGCTGAAGGGAGCCTGGCGACAGAACTCCAATGCATCGCGTTGCCATTTCTCGGCGCCCGACCACACACTGTGGGCTAACGGGTTAACCCCATCCCTCATGCGCACCGCCGCTCCGCGTGCACTTTGGATGGTGTTGTCCAAAAACCCGTCAACTAGCACGTCCGCGGGGGTTTGGTAACCCACGTAGTAGGTACCTTCAACCCGCGGGGTCCATGGTAAGTTACGCTGCACTGCATGTAGGCCGAAGCCTATCGCAGCCGGTCCGTCACTCACCAGACGGGCCGACCCACACCACAAGAGGGCGGCAAACAACTGAATGTACAACTCAGAGCCAGCGTTTGGATGGTAGGCATCAAACGTGTGGCCCAGGTGATGCGGACTCCATTCCCGCACCGCACTGAGTGTGTCTGCGAACGAGGACCGGGATACCCCCCGGTGCCTCGCCAGCAGCCATGCCTCCACCGAGATCAACACGGGCTCCGTGATTTCCTCGATGTATTCCCCTCCCATGAAATCCACGTGAAACGACGTCACGTGGTACACCAGTTCGCTATAGTGACCCGGAGGTGGTTTCACTATACCCACAATCTGTGGGAGGCCATTCTGCGCTGTCCCGTTGGGCGGGAGGCGTCTCAGATCTCGCATAACGGCCCTGCAAACTGTGTGGGGCAGCAGTGGTATCTCGTGCAGCTCACCACGGGTGATAGCACTCTTCGGGAAAAGTGCCGTCCCCGTGGCGTCCGCATACCACCACACCTCTGGCAGACTCTCCGCCAGGTGTCTCGCGCTCTCATCGTAAGCCTCGATGACAGCGGCGCGCTCCTCCTCCTTCCGCACCCTCTCCGCCTCCAGAGCTGCATCAGTCTTGGCCTCGCCAGCGGCCACCTGATCCTTCAGCTCCTCTAACACCTTACCTGCAAGAGCAGTGGCCTTCGTGGTCCCCTTTGACCGCCTGCTCCTTTCAAGCTCGCGTTGCTCAGACGTCTTGCGTGCGTACGGGCGCTTGTCCCCTTTATTTTCCGCCGTGGTTCCAGCCGGCGCCGATGGTTCGGTCGTTTCTGCATTTCGAGGCGCTTTGGGGCTTAGCACACCCTGGCTTTCGCCAGTGCGGGATTCCCCCTCTGCTATCTGTTGTGTGTCCATCATGCAGGGTCCGGCTGCTTCTCGGGACAACGCCGGCCGTCGACGTGCCCAACCCCATCCGGCTCCCGCCTTCCCGGACACCCTCAACAAAGGTGCCGGAGCGAAAGCCGAATCTAGAGCCGCTAAACGCCTGGTGATGTAGTCCTCTCCCCGCACGAGTCCCCCCGTTGGGGCGCACTCGTGGAGGGTAGCGCTCTGTACACACGTTGCTAATCACCGAACCACCGAAGCAATGCCACAGCAGGGCCGGGCGCCGCAATTCAGCCACCACACAGTGAAGTGTAGTTGCGAATTACAGTGCCCAGCCCAGAGAGGAGGCTGTCTCCGGGAGGGTCCCGTGGAACGTGGCGCGCTTTCAGGAACCGTTTCCATGCGTTGTACCGCCCCACCACACAGTGAAGTGTAGTGAAACGGCTTTCCCCATGGTAAGGTTGTTGCCCTGATCGGATGCCTGGTTGATCACCGGGGAAAACTGCTGGCAGCCCGACAAGGGTTAGGACTCCCG